TATTATAAAGTAAGATACAATGATTATATTTTTGATAAAAACGTAGTAAGGCGTAGGAAAATGAGAGAAAAATTAAATCTTGACAAAGATTAAAAACTATGCTATAATTTATTATAAATTAATAAAATAAGGAACTACTATGAAGCCTGTACTTTACATATTGATGAGGGCAGACATGCGTTCAATGAATCCCGGTAAAGCAATGGCGCAAGCTAGTCATGCTAGTAATCAGTTTGTTGCAGAGTATCAGGTTTTTTGTAAAGAGTCTAAGTGGCATAAACATGCTAATTGTTCAGTTGAGTTATATAACTGTTGGTTAAGTGGTAAAACATTTGGTACAGTACTTGTATTAGAAGTTAACGAAGAGCAAATGAATACCGCAGTTATGGTAGCTAAAAGTGCAGGCTTTATAAGTAGTGTAGTACATGATCCAACTTATCCGTTACGTGATGGAGATACTACACACTTTATTCCAGTTGATACTTGTGCATATGTATTTGGCAACAAAGAAGATAGTAACCTAGGATTAGTAGTGCAAGACTTTGAATTGCATTACTAATGAAGAGATTGCATTACTAATGAGGGAATATGAAAATGATTAAACGTATAGGTTTTGCATGCAAATACATGCACCCGGATCAAACGCAGAAGAAAAAAATACTTGAAGAGATTCAAAGACCGCTAAATACCAAGTCAACTACAGTACAGTGGTTGAATAGGCAAACTCGTGATGTAGCAGAACAACGATTGTGGGACATTATGGTACACAACATTGCCGCATACAAAAGGTTAATTGAATACGTAGGAGGCTTACCCGATGAACTTAGAATGGTACGACTTGGCAGCGATTGCCTTCCTGTATACACTCAGCATCAGTGGTCTTATTATTGGAAACTCCCTGCTGTTATTAGCTATTGCGAACGGGAATTTGCAAGGGTTGGAGAACAAGCTCGTTTGCTGGATGTTCGCCTCTCTATGCATCCTGGGCAATTTACTGTACTTGCTAGTGACAGCCCAGATATTGTTGATAGGAGCATAGAAGAATTTGAGTATCACACGGACGTCATTAGGTGGATGGGTTACGGCAGGCAATTTCAGGACTTCAAGTGTAATGTCCACATATCAGGCAGACAAGGTCCAGCCGGTATTAAAGACGCACTTAAACGCCTCTCGCCAGAAGCACGAAACTGTATTACAATCGAAAACGACGAAAACAAATGGGGTATCGACCACAGTCTTGAGCTTGGAAACAATCTCGCTTTGGTGCTAGATATCCATCATCACTGGTGTAGAGAAGGAGAATATATAAGTGCAACAGACGACCGATTTAAACGTATCATTGATAGTTGGAGGGGTGTTCGGCCTACTATTCATTATAGTGTTAGCAGAGAGGATCTTCTCTCACTACATAGCAAAAGAGTTAGACCAGATTTTCGATCCTTGGAATCACAAGGATACAAAAAAGCGAAACTGAGAGCACATAGTGATCATATGTGGAATAGTAGTGTTAATGATTGGGCATTAACATTCTTAGACTATGCAGATATTATGGTAGAAGCTAAATGTAAAAATTTAGCCAGCATTGATCTATATAAATACTACAAAGGAACAACGAATGAATTATCTAAACAAGATGTACGGAAATCAAAAGAAGACACAAGAGACACCGTCTTCGGATAAAAATCCTAATAGAGTAACAGGTGGATTAAAAGGTCAAGGAGTTGACCACATTTTGATGGTAAGTGAAAACGGACTAGAAAACAAAATCCCAACTCAGAGATACGTACAGAGTTTAGAAGAACAACTTCGCAGTCAACGAGCAGCTATAACAGTAATAAACCGTAAATTAATGCGAGTTGAAACTTCGTTAGGAACTTTACAAGCAAGGAGAATTTCCAATGATTAAAAAATGGATTAATGCTCGTTTAAACGAGCGTACAACAGTAGACGGTGCAGTTCTAATTGGTGCTGGTATCGCGTATCTTATCTTAGGGCAAACAATTGCAAGTCTAATTGCATATGCAGCAATTGCATATGGAGCCTGGACACTTTACAAAAAAGAAGCCTAAAGTTTACCAACAGGAATACTACTAGAAGCAGTCATATTCCATTTTTGCTTCTGCTCTACGCCTTTCTTCTGAGCAAATTTCTTACTATTACAGTTCTTACATACGTGAAAGTACGAATTACTTAGACGTTTAGGATCCATACTTCCTCTAGCACGTTGAAATTCTGCATCACAGTTATCACACCTAAATACACATATAGTAACATTGCGTGTATAGGTATGTTCCTTGCCGGTTTTGCTCTTACGGACATGCCGGGTTTCTTGTTGAAATTCTTTAATAAACATAACTATATTTACATAAAGATTATAAAATTAAAATATAAATACAATATAGTAAGGAAATCAAATGACAATTTGTACACTAACAGATACTGCAAAAGCACAGATTGATAGCATATGTCAAGAAACAGACAGCTATGCAGTTAGTCTTAACTTAAAAGGTGGCGGTTGTGCCGGCTTTGAATACGATTGGGCGGCTGTAGCAACAGAAGCTGACCTAGAAGCAAACGATGTAGTTATTGATTCAGATACAGGTAAATTTGTAGTTGGAGCTACAGCGGTAATGTTTATGATAGGTACAGAAATAGATTATGTTAAAGATATAATGGGTGCAACTTTCCAAGTTAACAATCCAAACGCACAATCAGCATGCGGTTGTGGAGTAAGTGTGAATTTTGACGTAGACAAGTTGGCACAGCCAGCAATATAACGGAGTATAATAATGGCAAGACAAGAAGTAAACATTGGTGTAGAAGGTAATGACGGCACCGGCGATAGTATTAGAGAATCGTTTCGTAAAAGTAATGAAAACTTTTCGGAACTATATGCAGTATTTGGCCAAGGCGGCACAATTAATTTTACAGCATTAGCAGATACTCCAGATGAACTTACACCAAATACTATTCCGTTAGTAAACGATGCAGGTACATCAGTACAATTAGCAACACTTGCTTCAAATGCAGCACTAGGTGGCGGCGCATCAGATACTATTGTGTTTAGCTATAATATAGCTGGAAAACTTATAATTTCAACAGCATTTACTGAAATGTCAGACGACTTAACACCTACATTAGGTGGACCAATGTCAGCTAACGGAAGTCCAATAGCAAAAGTAACAGTTTCTGATGCAGCGGCGGCTTTATATGCTTCCAGTCATGGTGATGCTACAGTAACAATTGACGATTTAGTTATTAATAAAGGCTATGCGGACCAACGTTATATTATCAGTGATAGTACAGGAACTACTCCAGTTCGTATTGCGGACGAGCCTGCAACAGTAACACAATATACACTAACAATTAATAGATATTTAAACAATAACTTAGAAGTTCTTAGTCATGGATACGACACTAGTATAAACGGAACAGCTTATAAATTTAATGCTGAAGACGCTGCACCATCAGGACTAACTACAGGCACAACTTATTATATACGTCGAGTTGATGCAAATAACTTTACACTACATACATCTGCAGCTAGTGCTGCAGCGTCAAACTTAGATGTTTCTAATTTAACTAAAGTAGCAGTATCAGGAACTATTGCAGTTACTGATGTTCATACGTTAGTTGATGTTACTTATGATTCTACGTTAGCTGGGAATTTCTTAGATAATGTTGCATTGCCACGTAAGAGTATTGTTCGTCGACAAGGTGACGAAATGACTGGAGAATTGTATCTACATGATCATCCAGGCGAACTTGCAGGCGCAGGTAAACCAAATGGCGACGAAGATATGCAAGCTGCAACAAAATATTATGTTGATAATACAGCTTATTCAAGTTCAACAAACTTATTTGTGAGTACTACTGGCGACGACAGAATGATCAGTGTACCACCTGGTAAGGAAGGTACTGCACTAACATACGCATACAGAACTGTTGGCGCAGCTATGGCAAGAGCAGACGAATTAATTAAAGCATCTTCTCCAGCAACAGCAGATACTTCACCTTACAAACAAATAATTACAAAAGATAGCGGTTCTAGTTTTGCAGAGGTTACAGTTGCAGATGTTGTTTCTCCAGTATTTGAACAAACAAGACTTATTATAGAACAAAATAAAAACTTTATTATTAAAGAATTAACAGGATTTTTAAAATTTACATATCCTACTTTTGTTTATGATATTGAGTTATGTGAAAGAGATTCAG